TTTAGTCGTTGAACCTTCTTCTTTAAATTTTTTTAATTTTTCTAATATATTTTCAATCTGAATCATCTTTTTCAAAGGTGGTGCCAAATTTACAGTATGTTTTTGCTGCACTTTTTTTAAAAGTGGAACAGGAATCATATTTGTCCAATTCCAACATTTCATTTTTTCATATTCAACAGTTAAATCAAATTTACAAACTGGTATAATATGGTCAATAGACCAAAATGAACCATAATTATTCCAGTTCATTTCATCTGTAAAATTATATTCAAACCATTCTCTTAAATACTGAATATTACAACCAATATAATTCATTGTTGTATCTTTTTTATCAAGAACACTACGCAATCTTGCAGCTAATGATTTTTTTATTCTGTAATTAATATTTTTTTCTCTTTCATTTTTACACCATTCTGTTTTCTGTTCTTTTAAAAATACTACATAACAACTTTGACAAATCTTTTTTTTATAAAACTTTTTCAACTTTGCAAAATTATATAGAGGCTTTTGTTCATTACACTTTTCACATGTTGTTAAAGTTTCTAAATTTTTTTGTCTTATATTTATTTTTCTTAGTTTATCCAATTCATTTAAACATTGTTTACATGTTTGTCCATATTGACCGTTAGGATATTTACGAAATTGAGTAATTGGTTTTTCAATAATACATTTGCTACATTGTTTTAATTCAGATTTTAATTCCATTTTATTAATTATATTAGATTTTATTTAATATTGTTTCCTTTTGAAACAATTTTATTTTATTTTAAAGAAGCTTGGATGCTCATTGCCCATTTTATCAAATATTTTATCAAATATTTTATTGCAAATTTGATTTTATCTTATTCATTATTACTATACCCAAGTTTTTTATCTTGGCCACAACTTTTTCACAAAAATTGCTTAGTAGAATAAGCTTTAGGGGTTTCAAGCAGTTTGATTTTCTCACTAGGGTTTTTCAAATTAATCACCTATAGAATAATTTCCCTAATTAACGTCTGTGGTTCTTAAAGATTCCACAAAGGGTTTTATAGATGCCTTATTTATTCAACATCTCCCGACATTTTTCTACCCTACAGGTTTTTAAGGTAAACGTCCTGAGCTCCATAAGCTACGAGTTGCATTAATCCGCCTCCCATTTTATATATTCCTAAAAGAAAAAATTTTTCTGAAAAATAATTTAATTAAAAAAATTATTTTATTTTTCGATGCTACATAAATTAAGAAAGTAAATTGTTTATATTAAAATTGTCCTTCATGAATGAAGAAAGATAATCTTCATCAAATACTTCTTTTTTTTGTTCGTGATTTTTTGTAAAAATATAAGAATCTTTACGTTTTTTAATTGACCAACCATTATCTAAAGCATTATATAAAAACACCATTTTTTGAAACTTTATCTTATCTATTTCTACTTGTTTATCATCCACCTTAATTTCTAGGTCCATCTTATAGAAATACATTTTATTGTTTATTTCATTTTTTAACTAAAAACAGTAAAAACAAAAATAAATAATTGTTAGTTATTAATAATTAAACACTTACTACTATAATTAATATATTTTATAATGCCATCCTTTAAACCAAAGGCCAACAAAAAAATTAAAGTATGTAAAAAATATACAACAACCTTAGATGGTAAACATAAAGAAATGTTAAATGATTTTGCTAAAGATGACCAAGATGTTATACCCAATTTAAAAGAAGAGCGTTATAGTTTAAAAAAACAATTAGAATTAGAAACTGATTTACCCATCGAACAAATCATGGAAATCAAAGATAGAATTGAAGAAATTAATTCTACCATTAAAGAATTAAAATCTAAAAAAAATAATTATTTTCTTGATAATTCAAAATATATATTTGAATATTTTGAAAATAAAAAAAATATTGAAAATAATGATGAATCTATAAACACTAATAAAACAATTACAACCAAAAACCAACTTGTATTTAACATTTTTAAAATTCAAAAAAATAATGAAGACAATAATACAAACGATAATACAAACAATAATACAAATGATAATAAAAATATTGTACAAAAATATTTGAGCAATGTAGATGAGTCATTTTTAGACATTAATTCTTTTGTAAGACCAACAGATATATGTCAAAGTTGTTTTAAAGGAGAATTAATACCTTTAGATGATGAAGGACAATTAATATGCAATGTATGCTTTATAAATACACCATATTTAGTTGAAAATGATAAACCTAGCTATAAAGAACCTCCCAAAGAAGTTTGTTTTTATGCATATAAAAAAATTAATCATATGAAAGAAATTATTGCACAATTTCAAGGAAAAGAAACAACACAAATTTTGCCAGAAGTTATTGAAAAAATTAAACAACAAATTAAAAAAGAAAGAATTAATATTGACCAACTAACATATATTAAAACCAAAGAAATATTAAAAAAATTAGAACTAAGTAAATATTACGAACATATTGCGTTTATCAAAAATAAATTAGGAATTCCACCACCTGTTTTAAGTCCTGAATTAGAAGAAAGTCTATATAATTATTTTATTGAAATACAATCACCTTATGCACAATCATGTCCTGATTATAGAATTAATTTTTTAAACTATTATTACGTTTTATACAAGTTATTAGAATTGCTTGGAGAAACAAAATATTTGACCGATATTCCACTTTTAAAAGATAGAGAAAAACTTATTGAACAAGATGAAATATGGAAAAAAATATGTAATATACTTTTCTGGGAATTTATTCCAACTGTATAAAATATTATTTTACAAATCAATAATGTAAAATAATATTTACTATTATATATAATTATAATGAGCAAACTAACAAAAGAACAATTTAGACAAGAAATGCATAACTTTTTACAAAACATAAATATAAATATAAATAATACAATTATAAATTTAGATACAAATGTTGACAATGAATTAATTGATACTTTTTTTTACAAATATTATAATCAAGTTCCAAAATTAGATGTATACAAGGAATCTATTACTTCAATGGTTCAAGATGCAGTTGACGATGGCACAACTATTACATTTAAAGATATATTAGAAAAATGGAATGATTCAGATGATAGAACTACTATTGCGTCAAATTCTAGTAGAAATAGTATTGAAGACTATTTAGGAGGTCAACAATCTAAAACAAAAAGAAAGACTTATAAATTAAATAATAAAAACAAGACGATTAAAAGAAAAAGAAAAACAAGTCAAAGAAAAACAAGTCAAAGAAAAACAAACAAAAGCAAAAAAACAAAAGGGAAAAGAACAGGTCAAAGAAAAAATAATTCAATTAAAGGAGGAAAAAGAATGACAGATACTATTACTACAGAACCAATTGCCTATAGAGAAGACGAATATGACCAACAGAAAAATGTTCTTAATTTTACTAACTAAAATAATATTAATTTTCGAGTGTCCAATTTCCTTGACCCCAATTTGCTTTTATTTTATATAAATCAATATTTGGATAATATTCAACTATTCTCATTGTCCCTGTTCCATAATAATCAGTTGGTTCTGTACAATTGTAATTATCATAATTATCTAATACATAATTATTTGAATCATTATTAAAAATATAATCTTCATTATAATCTACAGATTTAAATTGCATTAACAATTCAGGATTCACATTTTTTTTTCTATTTAAAAAATCTTTAAATTTATTTATTATTTTTTGTGAATATATGCCTATATTCATTGAATATAATTTATTTAACTTTATTGATGTTACATTTACATTTACATTTACATTTACATTTGTCAAAACTATTGATTTTAATTTATTATAAAAATTATCACCTATTTTACAAGTGTCATGCATATAAAAATAATATTCATTTATATTATCATAAAATAATTCAGATAATGTTATCAAACCAGTAAAATCTATACTATTGTGATTACAATAAATATATGTTATATTACTATCTATTTTATCTTGATATATTATGTAATCTTTATTATCATAATATCCACCTATTGCTATTATTATATTAAATTCATTATACTCTTTTTGTTTTTTCATACTTTCTAATAAATGATTTAATGCAATATTACTTTTATTGTGACTATTTATAACTATTTTCATGTTATTGTATACTTATTTTACCTTTAAATAATTATTTTTTACTTCTTTTATTAGTTCTTCTTTTATTAGTTCTTCTTTTATTAGTTCTTCTTTTATTAGTTCTTCTTTTATTAGTTCTTCTTTTATTAGTTAAAAAATCAGATTCTTCACTACTTGTATATCCTAAGCTAGAATTTACTGAATTGGCCTCTAAATCATCTAAATGCATGGGCCCTCCATCATCAAACATATTGTCATCTAAAGTCATATCTAATTCATGAACATCTTCATGATTTTGAGGTATTGCTGCATCTAAATCCATATTTATGTTTCCATTTTGAAAAGAATTTAATACTTGTTGTGTTAATCCATCAGAATTTCCAGAAAATCCCAAATCACTTTCATTTGTAATCTGTTCAATGCGTTCTATTATTGTTTCAAATTCAACATTTAATTGCTGTAGTTCATTTATTTGGTCTTGTGTAAATCCGTTATTTGCTAATACTTGATGCTCTTCTTCTGAAAAAGCTCCTCCTTTCATTTTCATCATTTTTCTTTTATAACTTCTTCTTTTATTAGTTCCCCTTTTAACTGTCATTTATACAATAAAATAATATTATATTTTATTGTATATTGCATTTTAGTTATCATTATATATGCAATACTAACTATTTTATTTTATTTACAATCCAACACCAGAAAGTTTAAGACCAATGCCTAAACCAGTACCATTGCGTGCACTAACACCCATAGCAGGAATGTATGTATCCAAAATGGCGAAAGTAGCAGCAGCAGTTAATGCAAGTAAAGCAATTTCCTCAATATTTAAGGAACGCTTAGGAATAGCAAATGCAGCAATTGCAACCATTAAACCTTCAATCAAATACTTAACAATGCGCTTAATAAGTTCGGTAACGTCAAACATTTCCATCATTTATATAAATTAAAAAGAAAAAAATTAATATTTTAGTAAAATTAAAACTTAAAACCAATGTTTTACTAAAATATATAATGTCTTCTAAAAATACTGCAAGTAAAAAATCTTATGAAAAGAAAACCAAAGCTAATGGAACATCTAATCCAAAATATGTTGATTTGTTAGAAGTTGATAAACCAATTGCTGGACAAAATTTTGGATGTTTTTCATTTGTTTCTCCTGAAAAAGTTATAAAGCAACGGGAACAATTTTATTTTGAAGAATTCCTAAAATCATGGGAAATGAACAAATCTATGGAAAAGTTTCATCAATTCCTAAACTTTATTTCTTATAAATATAAACTTCATTTTGAAGAAGTTATTAAGGATTTTGAGGCTTTTATTGAAGAAGAGCGTGAAACTATTGTTACTCAAGGTGTCAGCGATGATTACAAGAATTTCTTAGACCGTAATGAAGATGAATTGGAAAAGAAATTTAATGTTAAAAATAACTTTCAAACTTCTATTAGGGGATTCAAGTCACGTGGTAATTTTGCAACTCAAGAAGAGGCTGAAATGCGCGCTAAGCTTTTAAGAGAAGCTGACCCTAATTTTGATATTTATGTTGGTCCAGTTGGAATGTGGTTGCCTTGGGACCCTGAGCCATTGAAGACTGAAAATGTCAATTATATGGAAGAAGAATTGAACCAACTTGTGTCAGAAAAGAAGAAGAACGAGACATCTGCAAAGGCTGCGTTTGAACAGCGTGTTAGAGATACTAAGCAAAAAGCAGTTGATGAAAATAAGAAGAATGCTGAAAAATATGGTTCTACTGTTAGTCAAGATATTGATTCTGAAGGCAATTTGGTTGGCATTGGACATACTACAACTGAAAAGACCTTTACCAATGAAGAGTCCGAAAATATTACAACTGCGGATATTCGTAAGGAGCTTTTTGATTCAGAAAATGTTGTTGTTGGTAAGACGGATTATGGACAGAGTCAACTTAAGTCAGGACCATTTGCTAAAACTGATTAAATAGTATTTGAAGTTGTTAGTTTTTATTTTTCTCATTTCAAACACAGTAATAATCTAAATATTAATTTTTATATAATTTTTATTATATAAAAATATTATGAAATTATGTAACTAACTATATTATTTATTTTTCATTAGTTTATATAGGTGGGTTGTAGTCTTAATAATTCTTTTTGTATTATAACTTCTCATTTTTTGGTAAATATCAACAAATTCTTTTTCCAATTTTTCTAATTCTTCAATATCCTTATTTTCATTAATCTCTCCACAACATGAATTATTAATTATTTCCTTTTTTTTATTAATTAAACTATCATAGTCTTCAAAATTATGAATTGGTTCATATAAAAATCCTGATTTTCCACATAAATTTTCATCATTACGACAATGCTCCGCAAAATTCTTTAACATAAACACATTGTTTACTGTTTTTTCCTTAAATACATTACATAACCCTAACTCAGGATTTGATTTATGGGCAATAAAAAATTTACATGATGAACATGACGGTTCAAATCCATATGATAATTTTATCAACAAAATAATTACAAATAAAATATTCATCATAATAGGTATACTATATTTATATATATATAAATATATCTTTAAATATATTTATAATATTTATTATTATATTATTTAGTATTTTACCACTTACTCTTTTTTACTGCAATGCGCGGTCCACTGCTCTTCTTTTTCAAATTATTTGGGTCATATTGGTCTCCTTCATCATCATCATTTATTTGCTTTGATAAATCCCAGAATTGCTTTGAACCTAATCTGAAATCACCATGTGGGTCTGCTTTGTACCAAAATACTTGATCTTGTAATTTGTTTGATTTTGAGTTATTATTTACAACCAAACATTCATAATTTTCAGTACACTGGTCCATCACCTGACAAAATGCTTCAAATGTTGGAAACATACCAGCATAATGTTCATATATACGCTTTCTATTTCCTATAATATTTTCTCTTAAAATAAATACATAATCAATGTTAGTACGCAGCAAAGGTGGAATTCCTAAAGGGAATTGCATTGTGATGACTAACATTATCTTCCAATGTCTCAAATTATACCATTTTCATTCAGACATTTCCTTCTGAAATCATTAAACCTATGCTTTTTAAATGGGCATAGCATCCTCTCGAATGGGTTTAGACTATATTTTAAGGCATCATCGTAACTGGTTAGGTTACTCAACCCCACGAGCATTTAGTCGTTGAACAATTACCATATCCTTACCTTAACGGACTTAGGTAACTTGCTGCGGGTTATCTCTATTTTATGCCTTATTACTATACCTTATGTGATTAGCATAAGCCACCAATATATTTCTATATTAGTTTAGTAGCATAAACCTTATCAAGACGTCTCCGCAATTTGGACGTGTCGCATATTGTTAAACAATATACTAGCCATTCTTTTGGAATGACTCAGGCAAACATTTCACCGTTCATAAATAAAAGACGCATCATTTTATCTTTAGCCCATGTATTATCAAATAAACAATCATCTAAAATAACAAATGCACGCGGGTCAATAGTACTTCTATTAAATTGTTCTTGTTCACGTTTCATTTCTTTAAGCACTTGACGCTGTCGTTTTAAAATATTTTCAATAATTGCTGTATTATATTCATTATGTATAAATAACTTTGGCACTAATTTGCCATAAAATCCGTTACCTTCTTCAGTCCCAGAAATAACTGTACCAATAGGAATGTCTTGATGATAATAAAGCAAATCTCTAACCAAGAAACTTTTACCTGTATCACGCTTACCAATTAAGACAACGACAGGACCTTTAGACTCATTTGGTTTAAAACTAATGCTTTTCATGTCGAATCTTTTTAACTCTAAATTCATCCTTATAATAAAGTTTAGTATAAAATATTTAGTTGAACGAATTTTAGCAAAAACAAAAAAATTAATAAGTTAAAACACCAATAGAAATTATATATTTATTTGCTAATGACGGTAACTGTAAATTATCAAAAACGAAAGAATAATAATCTATTCAATAAATTCAAAACTAACAACAACCTCAAAATTGACAAAGCTCAAAATTACATTCCTATTTACGATAGATTTTTTTCACTTAATACAACTAATTTTAATTCTATAAACTTAAACAATTTATGGTCCATATATGATATTAAGGAAACAAAAACAAAGGAATACTCTGATAACATATTTACATGTAAACTTAAAAATATGTTAGACGAAGATGCTCTCCATATTACACAAAAAGTATTTTTTAAAATGGCACCTCTTTTAGACCCATATAAGTATTTAGTAGGAAAATACAATCATAATGACCCTAGTTTATTTAATCTTCCATCTTTTGATAATACAAATACAAATAAAGTTCATCCTAAAATTTTAGAAAAAAATAATTCTTCTTACGTTGATTCCTTCTTCTCTTTTTTAACAAGCCAAACACTGAATAATCATAAATTTATTCACGGACTAGATTTTTTTGGTTCTTTTATTGGATTAAAACATAATTATAAATTAAATATTATTGATGATTTAGATTATCTTATTCATTCAGATTTTTTTAACAAACAAAAAGGTAACCTATTTGAAGTGGAGGATTATTCTTATCTAATTAATGAAACAGATGATATGCCTTTAAAACCGATTAAAATATCTAGCGCAAAAACAAATATATCAATTAAATCTTTCGACGATAATGAATATAATGCGGTATTTAACCAAAATCATGTAACATTATCTGATGTTCAATCACTTGGATTAGATTTAGAAGATGTTACTAATTCTAATATTTTTGAATTAAATAATAATCAAAATTATAACAAAAATGATCCAGAAACATTAAAATCTGGTTCATCATGTTCTTCAAGAACATCGCATACAAATGATGACGATGATAATGATAATGATATTGATAATGATAATGATATTGATAATGATATTAATATTGATATGAATATTGAAGATGCAAACAATGAAACTTTGGATAATAATAGTTGGAATGGCAGCAAAAATTCTGATTTTGGTTCAAAACAAGAACTAGAATCAGATTCAGATTATGAAACAATATGTGAAGATGAAACATTATTTGTAACAATTCCATCATTTCCTGTACAAATTATATGTTTAGAATGCTGTGAAAACACATTTGACTCACTTATTATTAATGAAGAATTAAAAGATGAAGAATGGTTTGCAGCACTAATGCAAATAATAATGATTCTAATTTCGTATCAAAAGATGTTTTCATTTACACATAATGATTTACATACAAATAATATTATGTATATTTCAACAAATAAAAAATACATTTACTATAAGTATAAAAAACAGGTTTACAAAGTACCTACATACGGAAAAATATTTAAAATTATTGATTTTGGAAGAGCTATTTATAAATTTAATGGTAAAATATTTTGCAGTGATAGTTTTCAACCTGGGAACGATGCTGCGTCACAATATAATACAGAACCATATTATAACAATAATAAACCTCGTTTAGAGCCTAACTTTAGTTTTGATTTATGTCGTTTAGCATGTTCAATATTTGATTATGTTGTAAGTGATTTTGAAATTTTGAAAAATTTAGACACATGTTCACCTATTATAAAATTAATAGTTGAATGGTGTATCGATGATAATGGCATTAATGTATTATATAAAAATAGTGGAGTAGAACGTTATCCAGACTTCAAATTGTATAAAATGATTGCAAGACATGTGCATAAACATACACCAGTAGCACAATTGGAACATAAAGAATTTAAAAAGTTTGCAGTAAATGGTAAAAACATAGGTAAATTAGATAATGAATTAGTTATTGACATTGATAATTTACCTTGTTATACTAACTAATAAAAATACATTACATAATCTCAAACCAATAAATATAAATAAATAAATAAATGCAAATAAATGCAAATAAATGCAAATAAATAAATGCAAATAAATAAATGCAAATAAATACAAATAAATAAATGCAAATAAATAAATGCAAATAAATAAATGCAAATAAATAAATGCAAATAAATAAATGCAAATAAATAAATGCAAATAAATAAATGCAAATAAATGCAAATAAATAAATGCAAATAAAAATAATATACGATTTAGATTATTTTTATTTTATTATTGTATTTTATTACTTTGTGGGTCTTACGTTTTCATTATTCTCTTTTGTTTTATTTATGATATATTGACCGCAAGGACCACAATGGTCTTCATTTGATAAATCTATTTTATTGTTTATTTTTTTATCACAATAATCAATATTCCATCGTCCTAACACTTTTTTTTCATCCTTTATAAATTTTTTAATTATACTTTTTATTATTTGCATACTAACTAACTATAAAACTATAAATGTTTATCTTTATATTTTTTGCGTATATTTATAATATAAGAATAAAATTATAAGAATAGAATTATAAAAATAAAATAAAAATATTTATAATAATGACATTTGGATTTATTATAACAAGACATGTTAATTCAAAAAAAACAAATAATTATTGGAATCAATGTATAAAACTTATAAGAATGTATTATCCATTTAGGAAAATAATTGTAATTGATGACAATTCAAATCAATTCTTTATTAATGCCGAGTTTCAATATAAAAATGTATCATTTATACAATCAGAATATCCTGGAAGAGGAGAGCTATTGCCATATATATATTACTTAAAATACAGATGGTTTGACAATGCAATAATAATGCATGATAGCGTATTTATTCATAAAAGAATCCCATTTGAAACATTCAAAATGGATGTAATGCCTTTATGGCATCATCCATATGACAAAGAAAATTTACAAAATCTATTAAGAATGGCATCATTGTTAAAAAATAATAAAAATATTATAAAAGAATTAAATGGTGCAGAAACAGATATATTAAATTTTAATGGTAGCAATTATAATTTATGTTTTGGAGCACAATGTTATATTAATTTACATTTTTTAGATTTAATACAAAAAAAATATAATATAACTAATTTAGTTAATGCAATTAGATGTAGGACAGATAGATGTGGGTTTGAAAGAATAATAGGAATAATATTTTGTGAAGAAAGCAATGAACTAACAAAAATGCAATCATTATTTGGTGATATATTTAATACACATTTGGCTTTAAATTATAAGTATGAAGATTATATACATGATTTTAACAATAAAAAAGCAGTAGCTCCATTTGTAAAAGTATGGACTGGAAGATAAATGTGATTATAATATAAATATATTGTATATATTATAATAAAAATGTTGCTAAATGAAGAGGAAACATTCAGTACTAGCATAAATATAAAGATAGATGATATTGAAAGCAATGCAAATCAAATAATAATAAATACTATCAATAATATAATACATGAAAATAATGAAACCCAACAAAATAATACAAACCAACAAAATAATTTACAATCTGTTAGTTTAGATTCTACTAGTTTAGACTTAGATATAAAAAATGAAGATTTAAAAAATACTGTTACTTTCAAAGATATTATTCTACATATAATATGTATATTATTTCTAATAGTAATAGTATTAATTGTTTTACTATTATTATATTATTTATCTAAATAATAAATTCTAGAAAGGTGGATTATCAGTAAAAACCATTGGAGGACCACCTCCGTTTATAGGATTAGTAATATTTTCTTGAATCACAGGATTTAATTGTTCAACTACAAAATAACCTATTACAACACTAACATAAACTAACAATGAATCTCTAATAATAATTTTAAGTGGTTTTGGTTCTACATCAACATATCTCATTTCTAAAAATTTTGCAATAAAAAATATTGCAGAAATTATACCAGCAACTAAAAATATATTCTCCATATTACAATATATTTTTACAATTCAAAACAATATAAAACGCAAATAATTTACTTATTTTATTTGACATTTGTTAGTTGAAGTTTATCATTTACTATTAGGTTAATACTTCAATATCTCCTAAAATTAAACTATCATTATCTAATTTCATATTTGGAGGATTAATTACATGTATATCTAAATCATCTAATGATACATCTTCATTAGATAAATTTAACTTCTCATCATCGTCATCTTGTTCATCCATTTTACGTTGCATATTTCTTAATGCACTAATTTCTTCAAGACGTTCTATTGTTTTTGGAGCAGTTATTTTTTCTTCTTTCCCATGTTTATCCATTACTAAATCAACATCGTTAAATTTTAAACTAACAAATTCTTTATTGTCACTAGTACCAGAATTGTTAGTTCCTCCTTCTTTAATTATTTCACTTTTTTCGTTAACAGGTGGTTCAATTATTTGTTCTTTAACTTCTTCAACAACATCTTCTTCAACACTTTCGTCCATATAAGCACGTAAAATGCTTTCAACAGGAATAGTTTCTCGTACACTATTTAAAATAGCTTCTTGTATAATAATTTCAAGTTCTCTGTTATGCTTTTGAATTTGTAAATGAGGAATATTCAATTCAAATAAGTAAACATTTTTGTAAACCTTTCTAGCAACATTGATGTATGCTCGATGAATAAATACATCTAATTTTGGAATATCAATATCAATCTTCTTTTGTTTATTTCCAACACGCATAGCTGTTAGTAATTTTAGTTGTATAATATGAATACATGCTACTAAATCTTCTAAATAATTGCATCCACTTCGTTCAATAATACGTTTCTTTTCATTTTCAACAATAGCGCTATTCCACTTAGGTATTCTTGCAATTAAGTTTTGAAAAGTCATTAAATATTTATCCATTTGATTATTTTCTTGACAAAGCTTAACAGACTCATCAAAAATAGATTTAAGTCCTTCAATCATTAATGGAGTCAAAATGGTAAGTAAACGTGCTCCCCATTCATTTTTCGATTCGTGCAATGAACTAACATTAAAATCATCCATTAATACTAAATACTTTAATATTTTGTTAGTTTAAACTTATTATTTGCCATATTTGTTAGTAAAAATGTACAAAACGTTGCAAAAAATTATCTAACCCATATATCGTCTAAAAAATAGTTACATTTTTCTGGCTGAGTTTTATCGTCACAATTTTCTTCCAAAAAGTAAAAAGGGAAATCAATTTTTGCAAAATTTTTGAGTATGCATAGTTGCAAAAGTCCAAAAGGTCTTGAAAACACCCTTAAAAAACCTCATATGTGACGATAATGCTCTCATTTTCATTTCGAGGTACGAAAAATTTGTGACGATAAAATTTTTTAAATTTTATAAAGTTGAATTTTGGAACTTTTTTCTGTTGCTAATTTAGCAACACATGTTGAAAAGTTCCGTTCCAAAAAGTTCCAAAATTTTTGCTTGTGAAAAATGTGACTATATTACGTCACGATATAGTCAATGGACAAGACATATTTCCACATCAAAGCATATATTTCAACAAAATCAACAATTTAGCAACAAAAGTTCAGTGCAAAAGGTTCCAGAAAGTTCCAAAATTTGTCACTGTGAATGCGGTAAAAACTATAAAGACAGAACTGGACTATGGCGTCACAAAAAACAATGCACCTTTATTAAAGAAACACATGATAACTTGGTTTCAGAAACAGCATTGATTAAACAAGAATTTTTGTCAATGTCAAGTAGTGAATTAGTTATACAATTATTGAAACAAAATAATGAACTACATCAACAACTTATTGAAATGTCTAAAGAAAAGTCTACTATATACAATAATATAAATAACAATAACAACAATAAGGTAAATATACATATGTATTTAAATGAACAATGCAAAGATGCACTCAATATGTCTGAATTTGTTGATTCAATTAAACTTCAAATATCTGATCTAGAAAATACAGGACGAGTTGGATTTGTAAAAGGGGTATCTCAAATATTTACACGTGAATTGAATAATATTGATGAATGTAGAAGACCAATACATTGCGCTAATTTAAGAAATGAGATTTTTTACATCAAAGAAGATAATCAATGGACAAAGGATAATGAAAATAATGAAAAATTTACATTAGCAATAAAACAAATAGCACATAAAAATTTTAAACAATTACCTTTGTGGACAGCAAAACATCCCGATTATTTAGACCCTGAATCAAAAACAAATGATATATACAATCATATGCTTTGTAATATTATTTCAGGAGGAACAACTGAAGAAAACAAATTAAATTATTCAAAAATTGTGAAAAATGTAGCAAAAAATATTGTATTACACAAACAAAATTTAATTTGCAACTAACAAAATGCAACTATAATACAAAATTAATATATTTGTATTATATAAATAATGAAACATTTAAAAACAAGACGTAATTTAAAAAAAACAAAAGTCTTGAACAATAATAAAACAAAAAAAAATGCACCAGGAATAATGTTTACAAGTTTCGAAGATAAACATAAAAATAAGTTTGATAATGTTGATACTGAAAAACAGTTAATTAAATTATTTAAAACACCATTTACACCTACCAACCATAAACCTCAAGATGATTATTATACTTATATTAATTATCAATGGTTAGAAACTACCAAAGAAAAACTAAAAAAAAAGGAAGAACAAAAATATTATGTTCAAGTGGATAGTTTCAGAGTTACTCAAGAAAAAGTGTATTGGGAACTAATGACTATTGTAAAAGATTACATTAAAAATAATGATAATAGAAAATCAATTGCAATTAAAAATGTATACGAATCTTTTTTAAATTTGGATAACAAATCTGCCGAAAAATTTGCAAAATACTATTTACATTTAACTGAACAACGCATCAAAACAGGTAATATTTATGAAATATTAGGTGGACAAAATCAAAATGAAATTATTTCATGGGGATGTCCTATTGTATGGTCAGTTTTAAAAGATGAAAAAAATACAAAAATATATAAAAGCACTATTTCAGCACCACAATTAACAATATATGATTATGAAATATATATTGAAGACACAAAGGATGACCAAAATACAGAAAAATATAAAAAAGAATTCAAAGCACAATTTTTAAAATACATTGATGCTATATTTAATGAATGCATTGGACCTAATCATAAATATAAAGCACATGATGTATGGGAATGTGAATATGATATTTTATCATCTTTAGGGTGCAATTCTATTAAAAAGGATAATGAAGATGGTTATAATGTTTTAACAAAGGAAGAAGCATTAAATAAATATGGGTTTGATTGGGCTGAAATGGCAACAAAAATTGGATACAAAAATGAAGCTGTATCAAATACATTTATTTGTAGTAGTTTAAATTACTTAAAATGCATAATGCAGCTACTTCTTAAAAACAATGCCTGGCAAACACAAAAATGGAAAACATACTTTTTATATATTATTTATAGGCAGTTAATACGTTTTCATAGTAAATGGCGTTATATACATTATGAATTTCACGAAAAATTTGTGAAAGGTCAACCTATTCCATGGCCAAAAGAATTATACCCTGTTTTTGGATTATCTTTATGTTTTAATACATTTTTAACAAATGAATATGTAAGAAAAAATAAAAATGAACAATATATTCAATATACTAAAAATATGGCTGAAGATTTGTTAACAGTTTATAAACGCATTATTCGGCGTAATAAATGGTTGTCATCTTCAACTAAAAAATATGCATTAAAAAAACTTGAAAATATTAAATTGGAAATAGGACATCCAGAACTTCTTAGAGAAGACCCAATTTTAAGTTATGATTCAAAAGAAGCTTTTCAGAATGCTATTAAAATTGCACATTGGAGAACTAGAAAATTAATACAATTAGATGGAAAATCATCTAATGTAGATATTCCTATTATTGACTGGGAAGAATTTAAAATGGTAGGAAAACAATCTTATGTTGTAAATGCATATTATACTCCAACCGAAAACTCAATTTATGTTCCATTAGCTTATTTACAAAAACCATTTATTGATTTAGAAGAACGCGGTATTGAATATAATTTAGCACATATTGGGTATACATTAGCACATGAAATGTCTCATTGTTTAGATGATATGGGCAGTAAATATGATGAAAAAGGAAATTTGCATGATTGGTGGACCAAATCTGATAAACAAAAATTTAATAGAAAGGTAAATAATGTGATTAAGCAATATGAACAATTTGCTGCGTTTGATGGTATAAAAATGGATGCTTCGTTAAGTACTGGAGAAAATTTAGCAGATATTTCTGGTTTAGCAATATGTGAAGAATATTTAAGGGATTATCAGGAATTTCATGATAATGCTGTTCCTATTAGGGCATTGTCATTTCATTTATTTTTTGTTGATATAGCAATACAAGCACGGCAAAAAATATTTGATAAAGCAATTAAGGCGCAATTAAAAACAAATCCGCATCCTATGGATAAATATAGAACTAACTGTCCTTTAGCACGTTTGAAATTGTTTAGAAGTCTTTATAATATTAAGAAGGGTGACAAAATGTATTGGGAATCTTCGGATACAATATGGTGAAATGGGTACCCGATATAAACCATTTTTAATTTTATAATTTATTTTTATATATTTAGGAAAAGAAGTGCATCACTATTAATTATTAGGGAGAAAGTATCCCGTAAAAATATTTTCTTCTAATATTATATAATGGCTTCCCGTCGTCATAGATCAAGATCTGCTTCTCGTGTCCGTACTGCTGCACGCACAATGAAGCGCGCTGCTGCTCGTGGTGCTGCTGCTGCTGCTTCTGCTGCTAAGTCTGCTTCTAAGCAAGCTGCTAAGGCCGCTTCCCGTGCTGCATCTGCTTCTCGCTCTGCTTCTGCTTCTCGTGCTGCTTCTGCTGCCAAGTCTGCTAAGAAGGCTGCTTCCAAAGCGGCTTCTGCTGCTGCCGCCGCTGGCGCTGCTGCTTCCAAGGCTGCCGCTGCTGGTCGTATGTAAATGTAAATGTAAATGTAAATAAATAAAATAATATATTTATGTAATAAACATATTATTTATTTTTTTAAAAAATTATTTAGATGGAGAAAATATAAAATTTACATATAAGTCTGAATTATATATGTCATATATTTTGTCTTTAACAATTTTATTCAATGAACTAGGACCGGATACACCAGTAAATGTAATATTAACAGGCATAGGTATCATTTTAAAAAGAGGATAAGAAGAAAAAGCAGCAGAAGCAGAAGCAGAAGCAGAAGCTTGCTTAGAAGAAAAAGCAGCAGCAGTAGCAGCAGCAGTAGCAGCATCAGTAGCAGCAGCAGCAGTAGGATTAGCAGTAGTAGCAGCAGTAGCAGCAGCAGCAGCAGCAGCATTCCGTATAGCATTACTATAAGCTTGAGAAGCAGCATTTCCCATATTCTTAAGTTCATCTTCTTTAACCCCAGCGGAAAAAGAAGAATTATTTATTCTATAATTATAGAATGCAAAGATTCTATCATATAAAGATTTAGAATCTTTAGTTATGTAATTATTAAAATATGAACTAAAATCATTACTAGAAGTAGCAGTTTTAGCAGCATCATCAGCAGTTTTAGCAGCAGCAGCAGCAGTAGTAGTAGCAGTAGCAGCAGTAGCAGCCGCAGTTTTAGCAGCAGCAATAGCAGTTTTATAATCAGCATAAGCAGCAGTTTTAGCAGCAGTAGCAGCAGTAGTTTTAGCAGTAGCAGCAGTTTTAGCCTTATCAGCAACAGTTTTAGCCTTATCAGCAGCAGTTTTAGCAGCAGTAGCAGCAGTAGCAGCAGCAGTAGCAGCAGTAGCAGCAGCATTATAAGCAGTAGTAGTAGCAGTAGCAGCAGCATTATAAGCAGTAGTTGTATTAAGATTTTTTATGAAATCTGTCAAAAATGTTAAACTAGATTCCCCAGCATCCTTATGAAAATTACCAGTATAAATAATTTTGTCTTCACTAAAATATTTACTATATTCGGTCTTAACAGCATTACTGACAATATCTTTAATGTTAGTATTTTTTAAAGAATCTATAATATAAGCTAATTTAGTAGCATCAGCAGTAGCAGCAGCAGCAGCAGCAGTTTTAGCCTTATCAGCAGCAACAAAAGTAGCATCAGCAGCAGTTTTAGCCTTATCAGCAGCAGTTTTAGCAGCATCAGCAGCAGTTTTAGCAGCATCAGCACTATAAAAAACACTGCCAAGAATGCTCTGAGTTAAAGTATCATCATTTTCAATTATTTTAATTGTACTTTGATTATTGAATGTAATATCTAGGTCCTTAGTAGGATAATGACCATAATTACTATCTATTGAATTAAATTTAGAACCTATTATACTTGATGCATTTGATGCATAACGTGAAAAACACCATAACCCTAAACTTGTAACACTTTCCGGAATAGTTAAACTTGTTAAGCTTACACATCCATCAAAACAAAACGAACCAATTGATAATACAGTTGTATCAATTGTAAATGAAGTCAAAGAATAACATCTATTAAAACAATTCTTTGGTAAAGCAGTAATTTTATTACTAAATGATATATTTAATAAATTACTACAATTTGCAAAACAACCATCACCCACTATACTTACAGAATCAGGGATGGTAAGTTCTGTTATTGATGAACAACTGTTAAATGCATTTTCTTTAATCTCTTTTAGAGATACATTATTTGAAAAAACAATGTTATTTATACTTGTACATCTTGCAAAACAATATTCATTAATAATATTTACACCAAACTTTAAATATATTAATGTCATTTTTGTACAATTGAAAAAACAATATGACCCAGGATTGCAGTACAATAATACACTTGTTAAATTAGTGCAGTTACTAAACGCATTATTTCCTATAAATGTTGTATATGTTTGTATAAATTCTGCACTAGTTAGTACAGTACATCCGCTAAATGCATAATTTCTTATT